AGACCCAGAAATATCCAACACGTTTACGGGCAACAGGGATATGCTTGGTGGGGCGATGTATCCTCTCAGGACATATCCTGACAATCGTTTTTATCCTGTTGAACAGCCAATGAAAAATGGCGAACCTCGCCATGATGATTTCTCCGTTGTTACGGATGTTTTGCATGAGTTGATCAGGCATACTCCCGGCATTGGTGCGCATCTTATCGAAAAGAATAGGGGCGTCGGCCCTAAAGAAGCTAAACAAATAGTCGCTAAGTTGCTTGCCAACGAGCATTACAGCGAAGAAGAAAAAAAGAGGATGATGTATCCGCACAACGATTTGAAATCGTTTTTGGCAGATTACGCCATAGATGCGCCGTATGGACAAGAAGAAGACTACGCGAAATCTTACGCTCGTTTAATGCGTTCCCGTGGATTTAAAGGGTTGAAATATCAGAATACTTCCAAACGGGAAGTTCAAAACGCTAAAGACCCAACTTCTTATATCGTTTTCCATCCAGAAAGTGATGATAACGATTGGCATCCTTTGCGGTCCCGTTTTGCTAAGTTTGATCCTGAAAAACGCACAAGCAGGGACATTGGCGATAAGCGCGGAGGTTTTGTTCCAGCGGAGAGCCACGGTGGTTTCGTGCGTCGGAACCGTGCAACTGGCGGGCGTATCCCTGAAGCTGACAAACTGTTTAAGCAAGCAAAGAAGTACGTTGATGACCGGACGAAAGGTATGTTGGATCAGCCTGACGAACGGATTGTTCACGCCCTGCGCATCGCCAAAGCTCGCAATAGCTAGGAGCCGTTATGGACCCGTTAACCCTACTGGCAGCAGCGCAAGCGGCTTTTAGCGGCATTAAAGCTGGCATTGCTGCGGGTAAAGAAATTCAGGCGGTAGCGGCTGATCTTTCTGACTTGTGGGGTAATTTGGCGAAGCTGACGCAGATTGCAGCTACGCCTCACAAGCCATCCATTTTCAATAAGAAGAGCGCGGAGCAAGTGGCGATTGAACGCTATACGGCTCGTGCAGAGGCGCAGGACTTGGCGGCGCGGGCTAAGGGGCTGTTTATTAGCCAATACGGGTTATCCGCTTGGGATCAGGTTCAGCGCGAAGTTATTAACATCCGCAAGGAGATTGAACGCCAGCGTTGGGAAGAGGAGCGAGAACGCGCTCAGAAGCTGGAAGAAATCCGTGACGCAACAGCCGTCACTCTTATTGTTATGTTTGGGGTAAGTATAATCCTTTGCGTGGGGATTATACTTATGGGGGTTAAATGACAATGAACGAAGCAGAAGCAGCACAAGTCAAAATGCAGGAAATTCTTGCGGCGTCCGCCAGCAAAGGTGCTTTGATTGAAAAGATTGTTTTTGCCGGAATACCTATCCTGTTTTCTTGCGTCGTATACCTCATGACTGCACTTAGCACCGCTAATAATGAGATCATTCAGTTAAAGTCTCGCATTGCTATTGTCGTTAACAGTGAAAACAAGGCGATTCCTCCGCAAGGTACGACCATCGACATGGCGCAAATTCGCGAACAATTGAACGATAAAATTGATAAGGTTGAACGGGATGCGGCGTTGGCTCGTGCTGCCATGACGCTTGACCGTGAAAAATCTATGTCTGCCATTGATCGTCAGCGTCTTGAAATGAATGCGGACGCTTCAATCGCCCGCGCAGCAATTCGGGCGGAATCTGCGGCTGCTCGCGCAGAACTAGATAAACGCATTTCTCTTATCGAAGCGAGGATGAAATAATGGACCTTGGACCTTTTGGGAAGTTGATTCAAAATGTTGCACCGACAATCGCTACGGCTCTTGGTGGTCCTGTTGCTGGCATGGCAGTCAAAGCTTTATCCAATGCACTCTTGGGGCATGGTGACGGATCAGAAGATGACATTAAGTCTGCACTTGCTGCTGCAACACCAGACCAAATTGCATCAATAAAGAAGATTGAAAACGACTTTAAAGTTCAAATGAAAGAACTGGACCTTGATGTTGAACGCCTAGCTGTCGATGACCGCAAAAGCGCACGGGATATGCAAATCCACACGAATGATTGGATACCTCGCGTTCTTGCGATTCTTATCACTGTTGGGTTCTTTGGCATTCTGGTATGGATGTTGATCAAAGGCATGCCGCCTACGGGAACAGAGGCGTTGCTAATGATGCTTGGGGCTTTGGGAACAGCGTGGACGGGTGTAGTAAACTTTTATTACGGGTCTTCCGCTGGCAGCAAAGCCAAAACTGATGCTCTTGCAGCAAAGGAACCACTAAAATGAACTTCAAAGGAAGTGCGATAAAGGCTAATGACGACGACATCCTCGCTTGTGCTACTCATCTTGGCGTACCTTATGCTGCTTTCCGCGCTGTAATCGCGGTGGAAGCTGCTGGCAGCGGGTTTGACGCTGCTGGTCGCCCCAAGATTCTTTTTGAACGCCACATTTTCTACCGTCAGCTAAAGAATGACCCAGACAAGTTGGATCAGGCTGTAGCGTCCGGCCTCGCTTATCCCAAGTGGGGTGAGAAACCATACCCAAAAGGCTCTGACGCCGTTTATGCTGAGTTGGAAGCTGCATGTGGAATCGACGAGACTGCCGCCCTGATGTCCACCTCTTGGGGTATGGGTCAGATCATGGGGTCTAATTATAAGCTTGCTGGCTGCGTTTCTGTGCAGGAAATGGTGGAAGCGGCAAAAGAAAGTGAAGCAAACCAGCTTTTGCAGATGGGTAACTTCATCAAAAGTGCTGGTTTGGCGGATGAATTGGCGTCACTGAATTGGGCGGGGTTTGCTCGCGGCTATAATGGTCCCGGATACGCCCAAAACAAATACGATGAAAAGCTCGCGGCAAGCTACGAAAAGTTTGCGTAACGTCTAGGGGTGTAGTAATTTGTATGAACGCCTCCTTGGCGTTTCCTCCCTAGACTTGGTGGAGAGTGTTGATCATATCCGCTCTCCCCCCTTTTTCACACAGTGAAGACGTAAGCTATTGCTGACAGGCTTTTAAGCCGCTTGTAGCCGTTCTCTTTGTAGACCCTCTCCGTTGTAATCCAACCTAGCTCTTTAAGCCCCCGTAGCGTCTTAATGAGGGTTGGCTTGCCCATCCCCGTCCCCACCGCCATTTCGTCCATAGTGACTTCGCAGCGGCTTCCATACACATCCATAAGGCGCAGCATGAGAAGCTGCTCCCTTGGTTTGGCGTTTTTAGTCCACACGACTTTTTGTATAGGGGTCATTTGTCAAATGCTCCTTGACCCGCAAGAAACTTCTTGGCAACCGTCCTGCTCGCCTTAAAAGCGTCATCAAGCGCATTGGTATCAAGGTCAGACTTGTTCATAAAGCAACAGACAAGCATAAGCGAAAGAGTGCGGCGGATCGTCATTTTCATCGCATCGTTGAAAGGCCCACGGGTTTCGTAGCCGCGTTTCTTCGATGCTTCCAATAAAACGGGGATCATATCATCCGCAAGGAGAAACGCCTCCTCCCAGATGTTTTCCAACACCATGTCGTCAAATTCTTTCAGTCCAACCACTTCTTCACTCATTTCACTTCTCCCTTAGAACGACTGTTCCATCCATTTTACGCTTGAATTTTGACTGACGCCCAAACGGCATTGGCGACTTTGAAACCTTAGCCCCGATATGACGCGCTTCGCGCCGCTTCGCTTTTGCAATGTTACCAACATCTTCGACAGTTTTGACCTTATGGCACTTGGTATGTGCGGGACGCCAATTGTCTTCCGTATCATCGCCACCCATAGCAAATGGTATAACGTGTTCAACTTCCCAAGCTTCACCAACATTAATCTTACCTCCGCACAAATGGCATACACCATCATGTTTCTGAAACAATGCAACACGAGCTTTTGCGCTAATCGTCTTACGTTTCGCCATCTAGCCTCCGTTTTGTAAACTGAACGGGGGCAAGTGACACTTTGGGAGTTTTGCGACCATGTTTATGTTCGAAGCCTTTATCGTGGTGATCGTTAGTTTTTTCGTACTCATCACCCTGCCAAAGAGGTTTTTTTGCTTTAAACATGTTCCCTGTTGCCATCGTCGCCCGTCTGGCGCGAGGTTTCTTCGAAAGCAATGTTACCGCTTCATCAAACGAGGCGTTGCGAAAGCGACCTTTGGTTTTCATAACTGCCTCCTAAAAGGGAATAGTGTCATCCAGCGGATCACGCGCAGGAGCCTGATACGGAGCGGAAGCAGCGGGCGTAGCTTCTATCGTCACCTTACGTCCGGGAAACCCAGTAGCGGCTTGCGTTGATCCGTGACCTTGCTGAGAAGTCATTTCAACGCCAACATTTCCGGAAATAAACTCTTCGCTAGTTTCTTTGTTTTCTTTAATCCACCCGCTAAGAAAGAATTTTTTGCCACCCAACCGAATGTGACCAGTGTAATCAGCGTGTTTAACTGTTTGCTTGCGCTTGTTAATGTTAAGGACGAAGTCCCCGTCTTTTGGTTCATATGCCATTTTTTTTACCCCATATTTCTTCTAGTTTAAAACCAAGCATCTGTTCGACTTCAAAGACAAGGGTATCCTTATCTAAGTTTGGAATGACTTCAGCGCAGATAACATCTAAGGCGGCGTTGAAGAAAATCATGAACTCACCCTGATCCATTGCGTTAAAGCTAATGGACTTCGCCGTCCACCACACTTCATCGTTATGAAACTTAACCTCTTCGACATAACCAAGGCGTATCTTAATCCAAAGTAGCAGTTGCTCTGGGCGACGATAGGTCTCGTGGTTTTCCGCCACCTTCGTCATCAACGCCCAAAAGAACTTGTGCTGTCGTTGGCTTCGCTGGCGGGTGATGGTGACGGTTAAGTCTTTACCCTCCGGCAATTCGCCTAGCAGTTCTTCCTCGTAGGGGGTGACGCATTCCAGCTTCAGCCCCCTACGCCGCATGGTGAATATCTCACCCATGTTATTTCAGCTTGGCTGCGACGCTACGGAACCAGTCCGCAACAGCCGCCTGATCCGGTGGCGTCAGTTTGTTCTTCCGTACCCGATTGTCCGCCGCCCATGTTGTCAAAACTTGTAGACTGTCAATGCCTTCTAGCTCATCCATCATCATCTGGCGTTCTTCCGCGCTTTTGTCAGGAGTAAATCCCGGTTCCGCCATCTTCTTAGCGGGTTTAGCGGGCGCAGGAGCTGATGCGGCGTTGCCATCATCATCATCCTCACCAGCGACCCCAACAATGCTGAACAGGGCGTAGCGCCTTGCGTATGTCATTGCAGACCCCATCTTTTGGTGGGTATCCAATCCAGACACAGGATACGTCCATTCCATCCACTGTCCAGACTTGTGCAGGATGCGCGTTGTCAGAATGGTGATTTCATTTTCAAACGTCGTGCCTTGGATCACCGCAAGGCCGTTTTTGCTGAATGTCTTACGGATAACGTCTAGCCCGTCCGACAAATCAACGTAGCG